GTAACAATACCGATGAGATTATTGTCAATCTTTTGAACAAAAACTTCAGGTGGCATTGGTCTGGTGAACGTGACATTGACACGTTTCATTGCATCAGTTTGATATTTTATTGATGATCCAGCACCAGGATTGTACTCTACCTTGTCACCTGTTTGGAATGGATGATTTGGTAAGTAGAATGTCCTTGTTGGTATAAAGATATTCTTTGTTTCATTACCAAAGAATGATGTGGTTTGATTTCCACCTCTTCCAGCCACTGTAACTGTGGTGCCGATTCCTACACCAAATGTATTACCTGTTCCTACAGCAGTCTCAGCATTAAAATAATAACTTACGTCTTCTGGTGTGTTTAGATTGACTGGGTTATCAAGTTCATATGAAAATTCGTTTTCTAATCTTGTAATTTTTGATCCAAAGGTATGAGCAGCACCAGTTGTACCATTCTGTGCCCTCAACATTTCAATTCTATTATTTTTTACATCAAAATTATAAATCTTTAGTTGTTCGCTATCAATTTGTACAATATCATTTACCTTGAATTTGTATTCACGTAATATATCAGGTATCCACTCAGTAATCAATACACTTGTAGTAAGACCAAGTGTTGATGCTGCCATTGATATACCAAGACCTGTAGAAGCTGATGCTAAAGATATCTTCTTGTTTGCAGCAAGATTTGAATGTGTGGTTGTTGATATACCTATTATTTCTACTGCAGAATTATTTGATATACCATGAGGTCCTGTGTGTATACCAGTTACTGTACCACCATTTGATATCAATACAACATCTTCAAAAGTTGTGATTGTGGATGTAATTGTAGTAATACCAGGTCCTTCAACATAACTTACTTTTCCTATAGCACCGAATCCTTCAGTCCCGACATTATCAAATACAAGTCTGTCACCTACATTATAATTCTTACCTGCTGTGACAATATCAAGTCTTTCAATTCCACCACTTTTAGTATTTGTTATTTGAGCATTTGTTTTTGTATTTTTATTAGCATTAGATACAAACTCATACTCATTGATGTTATATGGTTTTGTATTTCTTACAAGATTTAATGATACAGGATCCAAGTCCTGATTAGAGTTGTATGATAAGTTGAATTCTTGTAATTTTGAATGATATGTGTCACCAATTATGTAAGGGAACAAAGGTGTTCTTACTCCGTCAAATGGACTGTTTGCATTGTTTACCTGTATAGGATCAACTGTTACATAATAAGCGTATATGCCATTTGGGTATTCTGGTGTGGCAGCAAATCTACCATTGTGTTCATCTAAATCACCAGTGCCCTCAACGTATGTAAAGTCCTCTACAAAAAATCCAGCTGGATAGATGCTGATGTTGGGTCCGTCAACCCTTTGACTTGCTAACTTACGATAACTGGACTCAATATACTTCTTACTACCATCCACAACAGCATAAGGACCATAGATTGGATGTCCATCATAAGCCCAACCTATTATTGGTGAATGATCTTGTCCCACATCACCTAAGAAATTTCTAAGGTTTCTTGGAACATAGTAATTCACGTATGGATTACCTAAATCAGTATCTCTTGGTGTCTCTAAAAATCCATCATCATCTTTTACATCACCAAACTTAGCATATCTCTCTACTTGGTTGATAGTCCATGATTTTACATTACTTGAGAAGATAGCACTTTCACCAGGTGTCTTAGCTGAAGCAGTGGTATTTGCTTGTGTATATCCAGCACCTTTTGTTATTATATCAATGCTTACGATTGATCCATTAGAAACATTTGCTTTTGCTTTGCATCCTACACCATCACCTAAGATAATAATATCTGGAGTGCTGAAGAAGTTCTCACCACCATGTTTGATTATTATTTGATCTATCTGACCATCGACAATGAATGGTTGTAAGAAGGCATTCTTGCCTACTGTTGGTTCTATGACTGGTTTGAAGTTGTCATTTATGACAGTAGATCCAAAGTCACTACCTTTCTCGCTTACATGAACTGCTGTAATATTACCACGTATGATAGGCGTAGCACTAGCGTTGACTGTATTGATACCTTGTCTACCACTTATGTCTATTGATATGAGGGGATCTTGGAATACATGAGTGCCCAATCCATTATCAGTAAATCTGATGTAAGGTGTAAGAGTTTTATTGGCAGACAACCTAAAGTTATTATCATCAATCTTGTCAACAAAATATTCACTACCACTTGTAAGACCACCAATAGCAGACACGTTTGAGGTGTACTTGACTTTCTCAATATCTTCAAAACCATGTGATTCTATATTTACAGTGTCAGTAAAAGTGTTTATACCTGTGATAGTTTTTAATTTTCTATTCTTGAAATATCCCTCATTCTCTACAAGAATCTTATCTACTTTTTGTCTTCTTGCTGTTGTCTTCAGTCTTTGTAATCCACCACCATTAGTTGTAAAAGGTATTGTACCAATACCAGCAAGTGCCTTGGTTCTTGATTCTGATAGGTGAATTTGAAAATCATCTAACTTCACAACAAAATAAGGAGCAGTATCTATAAGTGTGCCAGGTGTTACTCCTATTCCTATAGTGCTACTTCCATTCGCATCGTATATTACCTCTTCTGCATCCTTGAATCCATGTGGAGCAGGGAATACAAGTCTATCTGTCGCAGTATTGACTACCCCACCAGTTGAAGTAGCATCAAACTCTACAGTCTGATGAACAAACTTCATCTTTGCACTTGCTTTGGCTGTTGTATTGTTACCACCTAAAACTTTTACAGTCGGTGTCTCTTCATAATCGAATCCTTCACTATCAACTAATATTTCTTGTAAAGTACCTTCTACTTGTGCAATAACAGAAGCACCAACACCTGAATGTCCATCTTGTGTGACAGATAATCTAGGTGGGTTTATTACATCATAATCAGATCCAGTGTTCAATACCTCTACAGATTGCAAAGGTCCGAAATAAACTTTATCAGTAGCTTTATATGAGTACGCTTCTACACCATTTACAAATAAACCAATACCACCTTGAACAGTTTTTTGTTTTACGTCACCAAACTCAGGCTTATCAAATTTCCTTAGTAATTTTTGTGCACCAATATCATTTCCAAATATAGAAAAAGGAGTAAGTGTATGTGATGTAGTGACACCTATGTCATTACCATAAAAGGCAGTGAGAAACTGACCTCTTCTTACGTTTTCTCCTGTGTATGCAAGTTTTACAGTGTTATCATCTACCTTTTTGATGTAGTATGCTTCACCCTCATTCAAGTTAGTAAGAGTGCCAATACCAGATGATGAATATACTACAAGGTCTCCATCATGTAGATTATGATCTGGCACATTTATCTCTACCTGTGTTGTGGATATACCTGAGTTAGTAAATGTTCTTATTCTTTTTTGTGGATCTATGCCCCAGTGAGGTAGACTATTAGAAGCAACATAAGCAGATGTATTATCTGTATATGTGTTTTGTACGTCAGCTGTGTTATTGTTTTGTAATTTTAATATTCTTCTAATCTTATATTTTTTATCAAAATCAAGTGTCGGTACGTTTACAGATACTGAACCACTTGGATTGTCTTGATCAAAAACAAATGTTATGCTACCTAGCAACACGCTATCAGGATCATTTTGATCAATTACTTCTATCTGATCACCAACATATAGGTTGTGTTCAGAATTCAACTTGAGAGTATAGTTATTAGTGCTTTGTAAGTAAAAAGCATCTACACTATAACATGAAGAAGTATTGTATATCCATGTTGTGTATAACAATTCTTCAAGACTCTTACCTAATTGTTTGATATTGATGTCCGCTTCTTCTTGTTGATTTATAGCACTACCTACAAATTCATTGAGCACACCTAGTACATTGAATGTAACTGGTTTTGTCAAATCACCATTTTCATATGACGTAGCGATAATTCCAGACCTGACAGTGGATCCTATACCACATGGTGATGTGAGGGCACTGATACCTGTAAATTGAGTCAGTGATTTATCTGTATACGATAGAGACCTATTTTCAAATGATATAGTACCTGTGGCACCAAAACCTACTGTTGAATCTACATTTAGGACAGTTGATCCTACAGGGGATGATTTAGTAATAAATGTTTTACCAACCTGTTTGAACTTACCTATAGTAGTTCCTTTTGATATAGAAATTTTGTAATAAGTCTTACCACTAACAACTGCTTTCTCTACATTATAAATCGAACCACTGGTTTGAAGGGGTGTTGTCTCTTGAACTAAACTCTGTCCGTTCAACAATAAAGGATTACCTGTCAATAATTCACAAAGTAAAACATCATTGACAATATAGTCAGCATCTGATGGTCTGATAACATATTTTGATGGTTGAATCATTTCAACCTTTTCACCATACAATGCACCAAATAATATTTTGAATGCTTGTTCTGTTCCCTTGGTTCTATAAAAATCTTTTGATTGTCTTAGAAAATTAGATTGATCAAGTTTATTAAATAAATTTCTTTCTGAAAAACCTGGTAGTATTTGTTTCTTGAGTTTTCTCATAAACTCATTCAGAAACACATTGCTGAGATTTGTTACTTTGTCATCTACGCCATGTGTGCCTATACCTGTACTTGTAAATGTCAGGTATTCAGGATTATTTGTTTGTTTATTATTTTCAATTCCACTGAATCCTCTTGTGCAACCTGTGAAAGATGTGCTGCCAATACCAGTATATGTTATTATCTCATCATTGACTTTCAACAATCCATATTGTCTTGGCCAGCCTTGTGTTGAGTCGACGTAAATTGTTTGGTCAACTCTACTCACATACTGTGATATAGATGTAAATCCAGTTAGAGTCTCATTGTTGAGAAAATCAAGACTCTTGTATTCAACAAGGTTATCAGCAATATCAATAGATCCCCCTTGAAATTCTTGGGAGATATAATACTGTTTTATAAAATCACCAAAACGAGGATTTTCTGAATCAATATACTCTGGTATTTGACTCTGAATTATCTCATTTATTTTTACTTTTGTAAGCGAAGTCTGTATCATTAGTATCCACTACTGGATGATGTTGATGATGATGAAGTTGATGATGAAGTTGATGTCGATGATGAAGACATAGGGGTTGATGAAGTATCTATAGCACTTGTTGGGGTGCTTGTTATAAGAACACTATCTGCAGTATGAGATGAACCTGTCATCTTGTTTCCATTTGCCATGGTGTGAAATGCACCATAGTAAGGTTGTCCGTTCACATATCCAACTAAAGTAGTTGCAGTCGATGTACTTGGTATGATTGCACCTCTTACCTTTGCACCATTTGAGTAACTGGATTGAGGGTTGTATCTTGTACCTGATGTATTTGCACCAGATGATATTGGATCTTCTCTCATTGTGAAATTACTATTAGATACATCAAATTGTAAGTACAATTCTTTTCTTGCTAACACATCATTTGATTGAGGAATTGCTTGTATCTCAACAATATTATCAGATTCAACAGTTGATGTAATATTCACTGTGTCTATAATAACTTCACCCTTTGCATAATCTACTGAACCAAAAGTGGTTGAAAGAATCCTTACTGAGACATCAGAGTCAATTTGGAATAAGAATAGATTACCTGTGTCACCAGAAACATATTGATCAGAGAAATATACAGTCCCTGACACACCACTTATAGTGAATCCAGTAGATTTTATATTGTAACTTGATTCATTTCTATGGAATGTGTTGTCAAAACATATTTCATATTGTGCAAACTGATTGATTTTTGCAATAAGGTTCCTACGGATTCTAACTGTAGTAATGTTTGATGTGATTGAATCATCAGTTCTATCAATTAGAGATAACACTTTACTATACTTGAATCTTCCACCAAATTTATTCAATTCTGTACCGCTTGCGAATGTTGTCATCGCATTCACTACATTTGTTTTCAAGTTATCAGGATCACCTACAAAGTTTGGATTATAATACACATACGAATCAAGTTCCACATACAAAAATTTCAAATCAATAATCTCAGGCACAATACCTGCAACAGAATAGTTCTTTAGAGATGTAAGTATTTGTTTTTTAGTAAACTCAGATAAGAAAGAACCATTTTTAGGTTTTGCTGCAATATAAACCCTACCGTATTGTGGAGGTGTAATTTCTTCACCACCAAAAGCACTAACAGATTCTATATTTGAGTATACAGATGGTACTATCGCTTCATAATCACTTGCGGTGACAGCTCTGTGTTGTGATGAATATAATTTTGGTGCATAGTATCTTACACTCCTTACATCCTCTATATCATCTCCCTGTTCAGATGGATACTGAGGTCTAAGTGATA